GCGCCAGCTCCGCTTGGATGCTTCCAATCAAATAGTTTATTGATAGGAGACGCGCCATATTGCATACGTGAGTAGTTTGCAATCTTACGTAGGTATTGTGGAGTGCAAGGCATATCGCGTTCTAAGACTCCGCCAAAATCAAATTCTTCTGGTACCTTATCAAATATATTAGAAGCACCTGGACGAATCCAAATATCAGCATCGATAATTGCTACTTGATCGTTAGTTTTTAGATATGTGAAAGCGTTTTCCTTCTCAAAGATTGGAAGAAACCCGCCATGTTTTTCATAAGATTCTTTACTACGATTTGTAGCAAAGACATCTGGTTTGATACGAAGGATTGGTTGTTTTTGAACTACATGTTCAATGTTATGTGCTTTACAATAATCTTTTACGGATTCAACGCAATGATCATAAAGACGGGAACGCTTTCCCACATAAACCTGATATATGACTCTTTTTTTCATGTCCATATTCTTCTAAAATAATATCAGCAATTTCAATAGCACGATTATAACGACTACGTAATCGATTAGATCCTTTACCGTATTCTTTAAACCATACGAGACTATCTATACATCCATTCTTATATTCATCTGGAATGCGATAACGTCGAATAATTTCTTCATATTCACTTCGAAGATTAAGCAGATTCGCCAGTGATGTACTCATAGATTTCACTCCATTTAGCAAAGGTTGGAAACTTGTCATTATTCATATTGTGAGCATGTTCAACCATAATTGACTCAAGACCATAACGATCTCCAAGCTCAGCGTTTTCAAACTTATCTTCAATCCAAATAAGACCACTACCAATATACGGAGCTAATACATCATCTTTATCAGCACCAGTATCGGCAAAGATAAATTTAGTAAATGCAGTTTCACCAAATAGCTTTTGAGTATTTTGAATACGTAGCTTTTGAGCATGCTCATCTTTTGATAGAGATGTAATCATGTGGAATGTATAACCATGCTTACGATGTAAGAGATCAACATAATACATAGCATCACGAAGAGGAGGCAAAAATCCCATTGCGGCTGATTCATTGAATTGACGAACTAGTCGTTGTTTCAATGCATTATCTAAACCATAACGGTCACCCATATCGTAATGCTCTTGACCGTTTTCAACAATCTTATATCCTTGAGATTGCATCCATACATTCATGGCGTATTCCCAATTCATGAGAACGCCATCACAGTCAGTTAAGATTACTTTATCTAGATTATTTAAGTCTTTCATATAATTTCCTTTCATAATGTATACTACCATATTTCAAATGAAATGTACACAAAAAAGTGAAAAATTATATGACTTTTTGACGTTGCCTTTTGTAATAAAGTTCTATTGTCTCATTAAGCTTATCGGTCCAATTATCACGATGCTCTTTATATGTCAGAGCACGACCGTTATCAACGTCCATAACAATTACTAGATTAGGCATTGCCATACCAGTACGTTCTTCCCACATAATAGAATATGCACAAGCCTGAATAAAATAATGATCAAGCATTGATTTCTTTTTAGGGAATCGAGATGTTTTAAAATCTACAATACTATTGACTCCATCAAACATACAAGCGCAATCACAAGTACCAGCAAGCTTAAGATAATCACTGTATAGTGGAACTTCTTGCTCGTAGATTTTATTCATACGTTTATCGAGAATGGGTTTTAGATTTGTCAGACTTTGCATTACATGTGGTAATACATCTTCTGCATAATCTGGATCGTTTTGTAGATATTTTTCGATGAGAGTGTGGACAGCCGTGCCACGAGTTGCAGCACGGTGTCCGATCTTATTGGCTTCTTCTTCGCCTACTTTAGCTCGCCATTTAGCGATCTTTTCTTCGTTGAGAATAGAAGTTACGGTTGTAACGCTTGGATACGGTGTACCATCAGGCGTTAAATACCGACGTTTTTCTCCGTCTTCTCTTACTAAAGTTTCATAACCAAGATCAATTTTTTCATGTATAAAATTCATAATATTATTCTAACACGTATTCTTTCGAATGTACACCCTTTTTTACATGTTTTAAAGCTTTAAATTCTTTTTCTTTTGAAAGCTTTTTATTTCTATTTTTCTTTTTGTTACGAGGATCGAATCGACGAAACTTAGCCATGTTAACCTTTACATTAGTTCGAAATGCGGACCATCAATAAATGGACGACGGCCTTGTGAACGACGCAAGTCAATGTAATTATTCATTGCATCTTCAGCAGTGCCTTCATAGGTACGAATATCACCTTCAGACCATGCTGCGCCCCATTTAATTGCCACACCATGTTCAATTGCGGCTTCTTTAAATGCATCACAAATATCATCATACACATTAATTTCCCATACGACATCTCCACCGTCATATGCTACAACATCAACAGCGTGTGAATAGCCTGTATCTTGAATCAAATGTTTTGATTTCATTGTTTGTGAACGACCTGAAGCCACAAGCTTTTCTTGTTCTTCTACAGTACGTACACCATAAGTGACACCAAAATCTACTTTTGTAAGTTCAATGGCACGTTCAACAACAGCCACCATATCTGGATGCACACCTTCGAGTTTTTGTTTTGATCTATTTCCTAGTTTAAATGCCATATCTATCTCCTAATATCCTAGCATCTCTTTTGTCATAATATAGTCTCTTACAAAATCAGAACGGACAATATCCTCCCAACTGAAATTAATAATATCAAAGTTCTTCAATTGTTCAACTATAGTTAAAAATTTATATATTCCATGTTTATCATCATCGTATTTAAAATCAGTTTGTAAATGATCTCCAGAAAATATAATACGCGAATCTCTTCCGACTCTTGTAATCACAGAATCTAATTCATGAAAATTAAGATTCTGCATTTCATCTACAAGTATTACAGCGTTATCAAATGTTTGACCACGAATAAACGATGTAGATTCAAATACAATTTTCTTTGAAGAAAAAGCTTTACCCCATGTTCCATTGTCGCCAAACAAATCATTTGCAATTGCTTTATAAGGTGCGACATATGCTTCTTCTTTTTCACTTTTAGATCCAGGTAAAAATCCCATTTCTCTGGTTGGTACCATCGATCTTACGACTACAAGCTGGTGTTGTAATGTATTAGGATCGAGTACAGTTTCTAAACCAAGATACATTCCAATAAATGTTTTACCTGTACCTGCTGATCCTGCTAATACTAAATTGTAATCATCATCCCAAGCTTTAAATGCTTTCTCCTGATTTGTTGTTAATGGTTCATACTCTAATAAATCATCTAGCCTTACTGTGAGACCAGAGTTTGGACTTTTTTGTCTTTTCATAATTTAATAGTATTCCCTGCGCCTGCACCCTTTTTAATTCGAGAAAGATTTTCTTTCCAACCATCATCTGTCTTACGTGTAAGACTTCCAGTTCCTGAAACAATTTTAGGAGCTGATAATACCTGAACTAAATTATATTCTTCGCACATTTCTTGTAACTCTGTCCATGAGCAAGTAATGTCATATGGCTTAGAATCTTTTACATTTCTTCTAACTGTGTAAGTCGGCATTTTCTTCCTCTTTGGTTTTATATTGCCATTCATCTGTGTGTCCTACTGACCATTTAGGCTCAGTTTCAACAGCATAGTTTTGAGTACATACTTTAAAATCTGGTTTTAATAATTTATCAGGTGTTAAGGAGCTATCACGCCAGAGAACCCTATTATTAGGCTGAGCAGCGAATTGACCGTTGTCGAGTCTAATAATGTTAAATGATTTGTGCTCAGGGTCGTGCTCCGAGAAGTTGGTGTTAAGGGTGGAAGTATCGCGGTGACAATTATCAATTGTGAACTCGTACTCACCGGCGTGCACACGTTTATCCTTTCCAAAAAACTCGCAGCGTGACAATATTGGTTTTTGTACGACAGTGATGTCATAATCAAAGCAGTCCCATAACTGCAAGACATCAAGAGGAAGAAGCTCACCGTGATCAGTTTTCCAGACAAAAGCAGAGATCGGAAGTTTGTCATATAATGCGCCATAGTCTGTTAAAAGAGTTTCGAAATATAATGCTTTATATTGTACACTTTTTACACTGATCCAAATACCAGGAGTAAATTCTCCGTGACCTTTTTCTAAATCATACAGATATTCTTTTCGAACGTATACAGGTACGGGAGGAAGAGGATGTACAAGAAATGCCACTATGAACCTCTATATAGAGTCACATTCTCATTTTCGCTTAGATACTTTTTTAGTTCCTCGTACGTCATTTGTTTTACGAATACTTCTTTTGTTGTTAGATTTTTCAGTCTGTAAAGCTGCTTTTGTGGCATAATTTTTCCACCATTCCCAATGTTCCGGTATTTTATATCTATACACTGTACTCCATGATTTAGAAAGAGTAGACCAACTTTGTATAGATCTTTTTTTATTTCGAGGATTCTCGACTAATCTCCATTTACAATCGCCAATCACTAATTCGTCGACGACGTCAAGTATTTCATGCTGCCACATTAAACCACTCCGGTGTTTGTCGACGAGTCCAAACCATTTTGAACCGATCTTGTTTTGTTTGATAATATTCTTGATATGAACGAACAGGATCATCTTTATGAATACATTGTGGTTCGTGTTGCATAGCAAGAGCAAATGGCGTTAATTCTTTTTCATAACTAATATTTTGAGGAGCATCACATAAAATTTTTGTAAGTAGTGTTTCACTGCTATGAGTTTTGCCATAACGAAATTTATATTCGATACATAAAGCTTTCCAGTGAATATAATGCCAATCATAATTAGCAGCGCTTTCCATAGTCCATACAGTGCACGGATGATGCATATGTACAGCTTTATATAAAGTATTTTCTAAATTAGAATTTGGATGTACCCAATACTTTACCATACGTTTACCAGATTTAGAAGGACGTTTAGTCTCTTCGCCATCTAACATACGATGTGCTGTTGAAAGCATTTGTGCTGACTCGACGATCATTTTTACAACGTGTTTATCACATTGTAATTGAGCTGCAACTATTGGATCTTTGTCTAGAATAAAAATGTTCATGGTGTATACTCACCCCGCTAAATAATGATAATTTATTATACACCATTTAGCAGGGCTTGTACACTCCTTTTTTACTATGAAGCTTCTTTAATACGGCTGTCTAAATATTTTCGCTTAGCCAGAATTTTTTGCATTAGTGAGATCTTGCCTTTCTTTTCAAGTTTTTGGGCGTATTCTTGGAGTTCAAGCGAATCTTTTCTAAGACGTTCTAGCTGTATTTCTGACATGTATTATTGTCTCCTTAAAGTAAATGAGTCACTATCACATTATCTAATCACGCAATAATCCAGGAAAAGCACCCTCGATTATTGGTCTCGTAATTCCATCTAGCTTTTCTTTATTAATCATTTTAACAACAAGCTTAGCATCTTCAGGATGCACACCTTCTAAGATTTCAAAAAAGATTCTTTCTCGTTTAAATGCTGGCATGTTATCTCCAGGCCCACCTTTTACAAAGTTAATAAACTTTTTATGCTCTCTCAATAAATTTGTAGGAGCATTATGTTCTTCATTTGCTGTGTATGGAGGATCTCCTTCTGGGAGATTAAATTCTACGGATGAGTCATATACTCCTCGTAAAATATCTTTCAAAGCCCATGTTTCGTCTTCTTGTAGAGCTTTAATTTTATCTTCTTTATTACGTTTATTCTTCGCTCGGCGAATCACTTCATATACTAATCTTGGCATTTCATCCTCTATAATAAAATTATTTATATTCGGACATGCTTAGAATGAATCTTACATCCGATAAATTCATTGTAATATTCATCGCTCAATAACACGTCAAACTCAAATTGATATTTAGCTTCATAATAAGAGCATTCTCCTTTCGTTCTACAGAGTTTAAGAATCTCTCTTATATAATTGTCTTCTCCTTTTTCTTCAACCAAAGTTTTTACTTCTTTACTTGATCCGTAATATGTGCGCCAATCAGACTCAACTCTCGTACGAATCCGACGTTTGCGTGACTTAGTCACTGGCAAAACCTTCGGTTTCCAGAAAAACTTTTTACCGATATATTTTTTACCGGTATCTTTTTCGGTGATCATATAAACAAACCCCTGAAATTCTTCAGGGGTTTCGTTAAATTCTTTATTATTATAAACCCACATAAGGGTATGTATATTATCCGTCAGAGTCTAATTCTATGGCATTTGTTGGCTCTCCACAGAAAGGACAATAGTCTACGCCTAATTCTCCTTCTGTATAGATCTCTGATTCTTCACCACAAAAATGACATTCAGTTAGATATGTGTATTCAACCATTAAAAATCAATCTCGCAAGCTCCACCTGCACAAGCTGCTGCACCTAACGTATCAACGTCAGTGTACTTCTTCTCGGTCAGGTCTTGTTCCCAATTAATATCCTTGAAGTTCGCATTAATTTTATTCCATTTATGTAGCAAATACGAATCCTTCAAACAATATTCAGTTTCTTTTAAATTGCCATCAAGATAGTTATTTGCAAAGTTATTAAAGCGACGAATCCAATCTTTCTTCAATGCCGTTTGCGTAGACTCAACCGATAGATCTTCACCCATACCTTGAGCCGTAGAACATGCAGTCCAAAGATTATCAAACGCATTAAGCGCATCAACAACTAAGCCACTCGCAAAGATGGCAGCCGTACCGTATTTATTAACCATCGTATTTGCATCAATAACCCCAGTATTTGGAGCTTGGTTAAAGTCTTTATCACCCATAGAAGATAAGAAAGAAATACCTGCAAAACTACGACGATTCTTAAATACATAGCTTTCAACTTCATCCCAATCTTTTACGATGATTGTATTTGATACGTTATGACGAATACCTTTATCAGCACATAGCTCTTCGTTTGTACCAGCATTTACCCAATGTTCTTGAGCTAGTTTAACTTTTTCAAGATGGTCTACGCCAATCAAATCGTCTTTGAGCATTGATCCTTCTTTTGGCAGAATAGGGAATGACACAACTACGTCTGTACCACCAGCTGACCAAACTGATTCTTCTACCATATGAGGATTTGTTTTTTGAATTGCCTGAGTTACCTCAGATTCTTTATTCATCTGAACATTACGAATATACATATTAGAATGCTCAGCATGAATACCACTAGCAGTTTGCAATAGAACCGAAGCATTACCCGATGGCTTAACACAAGTCGTTCTAGCCGCTGGGTTGATTCCAATAACTTCTGCAACTTCTCTATTTGTTTGTCTGACAATATTTGCGCCTTCCTCCAGAATCTCTGGATTAAATAAAATGTCAGGATTATTCATCCATCCTGTGATTGAAACACCTAATAATGCTTCGCGATCAAAGATTGCTTTTGTTGTATCTGGTAAGAATTTAAAATCTGTGTATCCTGCCTGGAGTGTACCAAGGATCGCACCAGCGCGACACGCAGTAAAGAAATCTTCTTTAGTTACACATTTACCGCCATTAATCTCTGTAAGATTACATCCTTGCCAGCCAGATACTCCATCGATTTGTGGGAACATTCCAATCTCAACACATGGATTTGTCGTATGTTCAGTTGATTCTACAAATACAAAACCAGGTTCACCAAACTCTTTTACTTTTTTCATGATACGGCCAAACTGCTCTTCAGTAGTTTCATCGCGTACAATTACCGCAGAGTTATTTGAACGTCCACGTTGTGGATTATCTACAAACCAATTACCAGTTTTTGCACTCATCATTTCTTCATCAGTTGGTGAGAACAAGCAAATAGTTGCTGAACGACGTACACCGCCTGAAAGAACAGCATCGGCTTCATGCATACAAATATCATATACATTGATAGGACGTAGAGCTACTGGTTCTTTTGAATCAGACACAACTGCTTGCAATAGGTGTTCAATATTATCAAGTGCACGACGTAATCCATCAGGACCTGGCGCTTTAAATCCACCAGAAATCTTTGCACCCTTTGGTCGAATATTTGATAGATCGAAATATACACGACGACCGGCATAATCAGGATATTTGCCTCCATCTGTAAAATAAGAAGACATAAGAACGTCAACAGCTGTTGCCCATCCTTCAATATCATCAGTAACTACATGAGTCTTTGCTGGTTTAGTACGAGCCGTTACCTTTGGTAATTTAGCGACATGATGTTCTTGTACAGAAAATCCTGCACCAGCTCCACATAATAGGATATAGAAAATTTCACCAAAGAATGCAGCACGATCTGCATATGAAGAAGTACAATTGTACATTCTCATTTGATGTTTTAGCAACTGTTCTCCACCAAACTGAAGGGCTCGTTGCGCTCCTAAAACTCTTTGCTCTTTATAGGCTTTTCTAGCTTCTTCTAAATATGGAATCAATCCATTTGCTTTTTCTTTATATTGGTTGGCGTGCATTTCGATCACACGATCTACAGCTTCCTCCCAGGTTTCATATCTTTCGTTTTCGTCGTTAAAGCGTGAGTAACTATCGTAGAATTTTGTTTCGGACAAAAGTCTACGTGTGTCAACAGAAGCTGTTGCCATATTGCAATTTCCTTATATAAATGATTTTTTTCTTGTGGTATTATATATCAAAACCACGTCTTTGTAAATAGCAATATCTGCTATATTTTATATAAAAACGGCTAGATATTGTAAAAAGAATTAAATTTTTTTATTTGTCCATATTAGAAATTTGTGTCTCGTAATAGGCAATAATTTCTTTTTGCTGTAGGATATATCTACGTATATCGGCTATACCAAGTGATAAGTTTTCATATCCCTTTGGTGTAATAGCCATGAAAGCAGCAACGCCACCAGCTTCTTTTATTCTTTCGATTGATTCTTCTAGATTATCTTCGTTAATAACAAACCATTGAACATCTGGCATATCAACAGGTTTAGGTGCAGCTTGAAGAGGAATGTTTGGATAAACAAATTCTTTTTCAGTTACTACTACCTTCTCCGGCGTCTTCGCGCATGCTGTCAGTGTCAACATTAGGAGTGGTATCAGATAATATATTTTCGATGAGTCTTTCAACGCCACGATTAATTCTCCGTTCAAGATCAGCAGGATCTTCTAACGCTTCTCTTGTAATATCAATTTCAGTAAATCTTTTTCTAAGCCTATCAAGTCCGGCTTCTGACTTTTGTAATGCTTCTTGTAATTCTACAATTTGCAACGCATTAGCATCTGCTTCGTCTTGTAAAGTTTGTACGGTATTTTCTAAAGTTTCAGTCGCGTTTTCAAGTAAAATATTATTTGCTTTAAGTTGTTCTAACTCGGCTTGGGTGTTTTGATAATACCAATATGCTGTATAACCAATTCCACCAAATGTAGCCATCAAAAAGAAAAACAAATATATTCTAAGCATCTGAGTCGAGGTACTTCCTAAACCTTTTTAATACACGAGGCATTTTATCTTTGCGTCTACGTTTATCTATAACAACAGTTCCTGTAGGATTATCTCCAGCTCCTACAACAGAAGCAGTAGTAGTACCACCCATATCTTCTTGAGCTTTACGACCAGCCTCAGAAATATCTTCGCATGTACATGGTTCGTTATTACAAACTCCGCAAACCCATTCTGTCATCTAATTAGCTCCATTGATGAGATATAAACTTTTTGATTTGTATTAATATGAATTGCTTCGTAAATATCAATACCTAATACATCACCAACAGGATAGCAATCTTCTAAAACTCGTACTTGATCTTTTGGCTTTACCATTTCTTCAAACGTAGAGTTTAACATCTTTGCTCCTTGAACTCTATACATTCCAGGAGAAAGCATTTTGTCTTCTAGTAAGAACCAAGTATTCGATTCATTAAGAAAATCTAATGGATCTAAACCTAATTCTTTAATAACCTTTTCGACTGATTGATCAGACATTTTACCATGCTCTTTAATGAGATATAGAGCAGAAGCATACGAACCAATCTTACCGCCAGGTATTAATTTTTTAATATTGTAAACTAATCTATGAAAAGGAGTGTAAACATTTTTTTCTTCAGGAGTTTCAGCCTTCCGAAGTTTTTTGCCTTTTGCATCT